GCTCCTGCCGCCCACGTCGAAATGTTTTCCTTTGTTCCAGGAAACATGGCCTTTTTCAAATTGCCCTGTTCGTCCGCTGTGCAGGTGGTGGTTCTTCCGGTAGGTGTTGATCTGCTTCTCCGTCAGCTCCAGGCCGAACCTTTTTTTCATTAACCGAACCATGTCCGCCTGTGACCGGCCTTTGTTTTTGCGGACAAAGTATTCATGCTGCTCCGGTGTCAGCAGCCGGTTCTGCCCGCCTCTCATGCGCTTTTACCTTTGGCCAACTTCTCCGGCGCTGGTTTTTCGGGCTTTCCTTCGGTCAGAAGTTCCGGTATCGAAGAATCAGCGTTATAGTTTTCGTCGTAATATTGACGAGCTTTCAATAGAAGGGAACCGTTCGCGATGATCTGGCTGCTGACTTTTGTCACCGCTTCCGCCCTCTTGATTTCCTGTTCGAGGGCTTCGCCCTGGAGATCTTCGTCACCAAGTCTTTCGATCTGCGCGAAAAGATGATTGTTGAGATCGCCGAGGGTGTTCTTTATGCTCACGCTTTCACCAGCCTTTCCCGTGCCTCTAATGTCTCGTATAGGTCTTCCCCTAAATGATCTTGAATGAATCTGGTCAGCTCTGATTTTGGAACCCGTTTAATTTTCCGGAAGGCCAGTGCTTGCAAGAGGCCCGCGCGGATCAGTCTTCCGACGAACGGTCGACCGGATCCGAGTCTTGCGCCGACTTCCTCCAGTGAAAGCAGCCGGTCCGCGTCGTCCAGGACCATTTCCTTTTCGGCTGCCGCCATGTTTTCACCCCTTTCATTAAATTTGCGCTGCCTCTTGGACTTCGGGTTTCATGAAGTCCGGTGGTAAAAAAATATCGTCGATCTTCTTATTAAAGTGCTGCGCAATCAAAAACATTTCGTCGCCCTTAAATTGTGTGACGCCTTTTTCTTTGTTCTGATATGTGCGTACATCCACGTTTATGAGCTTCGCCATGTCTTCCTGGGATTCTTTTAGGCTTCGCCGGAGTGATTCCAATTTGTATTGCATCATTTCACCTCCTCACTTTCAGACTTCATGATACACGAAGTTTTATTTTGTGTCAACAAAAAATTTCGTGTTTCCCGAAATATTTTTCTTGATTACGCATTATTTTTCATGTATCATGTAGAAAAGAAGAGGAGCTGGTGAAAATGGATGTTCCGAAATATATCGCGCATAAAATTAAATATTATCGTAAAGAGAGAGGTCTAACACAAAAAGAACTTGGCGATCTTATCGGGGTACGGGATAACACTATATCTGGGTATGAGCATAATATAAACGATCCCGGAAATGATATGCTTTTTAAGATTGCTCATGCTCTACATATAAGTATTAACGATCTTTTCCCGGAAACTAAATCAGTTAATGCCTTATTGACAGATAAAGAAATTGTGCATATCGAGAAATATCGAGCCTTGACCGAAGAACATAAAGAAGATATTGACGCGCAGCTCAACCATCTTTATGAAAAGGACACAGGAAATTTCGTGAAAAAAGAATCGCCGAGCTTTGGGCAGGGCGAATCTGATGCAGGATAATATTATTTGAAAGGAGTGGCGTTCTATGAATAAGGCAGACGGAGAAAGGAATCTATCAAAACTGCTCGCAATAGTGGCCGTGGCGGCCAGTATTATGATGCTGCTATCCATCGGAAAAGATATTCGATTTCCGGTATTGATCTGCTGGGCGGCGAGCTGGGCGCTCATGTATGAAGCCTGTTGTATGTATGAATCTGCGGCGAATAGCCATATCCATTTTTGCGCGGAAAAAGACAGAGAGATCGCGGAGCTGAAAAAAGCCTTGTACCAGGCGCAGAGCGCTTCCCGGGCAAAACAAAATTGAAAGGGTGATTTTATATGGCGTACATCAGGAAGCGCGGAGAAAAGTGGTATTATACTTTGGAGACCACCGACGAGAACGGGAAACGGAAACGCCTGGTCCGTGTCGGTGGAAAGACAAAGCCGGAGTGCGAGCGGGCGTACCGCATGGCGATGGCCGAAAAAGATCTGACCGGGCGGCTTCATGACGCCAGGAAGATCACGCTGTCAGACTTCCTCGATCAATGGATGAAAGAATTCGCGGAGAAAAATTTCCGGGAGAACACGATTAAAACATATAAAAGTTGCATCGAAAATCATATCAAGCCAGATATAGGATCCCATTCCCTCGGCAATCTGGCGCCGCTGACACTTCAAAATTATATCAACCGGCAGGCGGATAAATTCAGCCGGAGCACGGCCAGCCTGGTCCTTGCCGTATTGAAGAAAAGCCTCACTTATGCGGTCAGCATCTGCGGCTTTTTGTTGGTCAATCCGGCCCAGCCGGTTCAGCTGCCAAAGCAGCAGACGCCGAAAGAGAAGACGCACGTTTTCAGCGCGAAGGAATTGACGGCCATCTTCCGCCGGTTCCCTCTTGGCCATCAGTGCGCCCTCCCGATTCTTTTGGCATATCATACCGGGATGCGTCTCGGGGAGTGCCTGGCGCTTTCATGGGACGACATCGACATGGCCGGAAGGATGCTGCGTGTCCATTCGACGCTCGTCGGTGTGAATGTGCAGCCCATACCGAAAACGTCCGGATCCGTCCGTGACATTCCATTCGGTATTAAATTATTTAATGTTTTGAAAACAGCACATAGGAAACAAGCACAGAACCGGCTCTTGTATGGCCCCGCTTATACGCAGACAGAAAATAATTCGGTTTGCGTCTGGCCGGATGGACGCCAGGTCGATGCCGATGCCATGCGATACTTTGGGAAATTCTGCAAAGAAAAGTTTGGCGCCGGATCCTTCCATTCCATCCGGCACACCCACGCGACGATGCTGCTGGAAGCTGGCGAGGAGCTGGAAATGGTATCGAAGCGCCTCGGCCATGCGAATATAAATACGACGTCACGGATATATAGCCACGTACTGGAGAAGCGGATCAAAAAGACGGTCGCGCTGCTGGATCAGATTTTATAGTTTGGTGCCGAGCGAAAACCTCCGGCACCAAAACGGGCATAAAAAAGCCCCTGCCCCTTGAAAACAAAGGGCGGGGACTATATGTATAAATTATCGGAACTAATGAAAATAGGTGAAAATGTTTGCAAATGGTTGTATCTGAAACCCCTTGAAAACACTGGCTCCAATCGGAACAAAATATCTTGATTGAAAATATTTGCAAATGGTTGAAAATGTCTTTTTTCGGCACCACCGGCACCAAAATGGCACCAAAAAATACCCCGGCTTTCGCCGGGGCTTTTTGTTATCTTGCGGCGGCCACGCCTGCCGCTATGAAAAATAATGCTTCCCAAATATTTCGTTGCGTCCGGAGCCGCCCTTCGGTTTTATCGTGCGCTGCCTCGGACTTCTTGAAGGATTCGCTGGCACGCCTCAACTCTTCGTTGGCTGTCCTCAACGATGCGTCGAGCTGCTTCGTTTCCGCTTGCAGCGCGGTCAACTGCGCCCGCAGCGTTTCCAGTTCCTTCCTCGATTCTGTCAATGATAACGACGCTTCGTTCAAGTCCAGCGTCGATTCGTTGAGCAGTCTCAATAGCTCGTTGTTGTTCTCCGTCAGCGCGTTCAAGTGCTCCTCTAACATCGTCAGCTGCGTTTCGCTGATCCCGAACGTCCGGCTCGGCGAGCAGATACCAGCAGATGGCCAGCACAAACACAAGGCCAGCAATAAAAAAGCCGTAGCGCAAAACCTTGTTATCCTCCACATTCTCACACCTCCAGCTCGTATGTGTAATCATAAGAATGGGCGCCAAAGAATATGATGCCCTTCTCTTCATCAATGTGATGATACCCGTCCTGGAATGTCGCTCGCAGCGATTCATTTGGGCAACGGGATTCTTTCATGATGCTCTGGATTTTTCGCAGTTCATTATCGGATAGCTGCGTTATGCTTTTAACCCGCATGGTCAAGCCTCCGTCAGATAATCCGTGACGCCGCGGGCAATCGCTCTCGCGAAGTCGTCCTGCTCGTCCCGCAGCAATAACGCGTCGCTCGTGTTGTCAATGAATGCGGTCTCGACGAGCACCGCGGGCATTTCGGTTCCGTTCAGCACGGCGAGATCATTGCGTTCCTTGACGCCCCGATCAGTCAGATCGAACGTGTCGAGAATCTGGTTATGGATGCACTCGGCCAGCCGATGCCCTGCCTCGTCGTCCGGATATACGAGCGTCTCGGTCCCGTGTGCGATTTCATTGAACGCGTTGCAGTGGATCGAGACGAACAGATCCGCTTCGCTCCGGTTAGCCATAGCGCATATATACGAGAGGCTTTCGTTTTGCAGGAGTTCCACTTCACATCCGGCGTCGACCAGATATTTTTTGACAAGCTCTCCGATAGCGAAAGCAATTTCGTTTTCAGCCAGCTCCAGGTATTCGTTGCACGCTCCCGGATCGTAATCCGGCGTCCCTTTCAGATCGAGCTGGTCGTGCCCAGGATTCAAAAAAACTTTTGCCATATAATACCGCTCCTTTCAATCATCGCGCATAGGAAAAGCCCGCCGGGCGGCGTTAATTATTTGCGCGATAGATTTATCGCGCAAGGTCTTTTTCGTCGCTCTACGGGCTTCCTACGAGGTCATTATTTTAGCGTGTCCCTTTTTTTCTCCAAAATATTGTGCAGCTGCTCCGCTTCTTCTACTCCGGCGTCTTGCAGGTTCTCGACAATGCTGATCAGCTCTGTAATGGAAAGATACCCGGCCAACAGGACAACGGCCCAGGCAGGCTTGTCCATCGTCATCATGATATTATCGATTGTAGCCCCGGCAAAAATGACGAGGAGATACACGACAATCTTTCCGAGAAACCTGTGCTTCATCGCCTCGCTTTTGATGTATCCTGCTTTGCGGGCGGCGGGGATGTTCACGACGCATTGCCACAGCGTCGGGTTCTTTCTCCGCTTGCGCTTCGTCAGATAATCATGCGCCAGGGCAATCCATTTCGTGATGAGGTCGATGACGATGAGCGCGACAAACGCCAGGAGAAGCTGCCCGTGCATCGAGCAGGCTGCGCCGACAAATGTCGCTCCCGCGAGCTTGACTGCCCAATTCTCGCTGATATGATCGACGGTGCCGATCATATCCTGATAAAGTTCTGCCAGATCCATATCAATCACCTTCCTTGTGTAGTGAAAATGCGATTCGATTGGCAATCATAGCGCGCGTGTCCACTTCCGCATCCGTGTCAATCTTCCAGCCGAGGAAGTTGTTCCAGCACAGCGTCCAGCCCAGGATTGAAAATATCGGCGCGGTGTTCTTGTAGGACCACGCGTCGCTTTTCTGATCCTTGACGCGGATTGTGTTCTCGCTGCGCGTTATGGAAAGAAACGGCGTCGCGTTCACGCCGAGCAACCAGAACGCCCAGCCATAGCAGCAGTTTCTTGTCAACCAGTACACGCGGCAGATATACCTTTTGATTCGCTCCCACAAAGTAAAGCGAGCATCAATGCACTTGGTGAACCAGCGCTTTCGCCCTACCTTCGCCAGCTCCGGCGTCGTTCCGTATGTTTCCTTATAGTGTTTCGGCCAGTCATACAGAAGGAAGGACGGAAGTTGCTTATTCTCCGTAACGTCCGACGGATTGCACGAATTATCCCACGTCTGCCACATGTGAAGAAAGGACGGCAGCTCGCCGTCCTCATCACAGAACAATAGCACGAAGGGATTTGTGATATAACAGATTACCGTCAGCAGCAACGAAAAGGGAAGGTAGATTATCCACCTAATCATTCCGCACCTCCGAGTGCTGCTTCCACTTCTTCGAGTGTGAATTCCATCCTCCAGAAATCGGATCCAGGATTCTTTTTATATTCGATCTGCATCCAGGTGATGACCTCTTCCCCGGTCTGCGGATCCGTCGAATGACGTTCCTCGACGCGATGCGTCTCGTCGATGATGCCCTGCGCCGGGCGGGGGATTTCATGGTCGTCCATCCACCGATACCGTTCATCAAGGAGCCGTTGCCAGTACGGTTTCCATTGTTCCGCCGGGAACTTGGCCTTGATGTAGTAGTAATCTTCTTTCGTGTTCAGATGCTTCGGAAAACCTTTCATTTTGCACACTCCTTTAAGTTAATGTTAGCCAGTGATTTTTCTCTTCGATTGTCGCAATATATGGAAGTTCGTCCTCCGTTGCTTCGAGCTGTCGCCGCAGGAGAGATGACGCCGTATAGCAAATATACTTCGAGCCGTTCTGTTCAAACTCGATGCGCAGCGCTTCGGAGTTTCCGCCGTTCCCATATTTTGACTGGATGATCGAAAAGCCTGTGATGATGATTTCTTTGCCGATGACTTCGCTGATTTTCTTTTTCTCCGCCCATGCTTCACGCTTTGATGGCGGCAGATCAGAAAATCTTTTCATGCTCACGCTATCGCCTCCACTTCAGCTGTCAGTTCGTCCAGCCGGAGCGCCATTTGTAAGTTGTGCGTATTGGCGTGTTTAAGCCAACCTTTGGCGCTGGCCAACTTTCCGATAGCCTGTATTTTCGTGATTTTCCCATGCTTCAGCTCCCACGGAATAACTTTCAACCTATTCTTGATCCGCTTTGCCGTGGATTTCCGAACGAGAATTTTTCCATCCGGGAAGTGCCGGTATCCTAAAAAGTCAATTCCGTGTGCTGTCGGGTACAGGTATTTTTTCGAGAGTTTCATTCCGAGGATCAAAACAGCAAACGCCTCAACCTTATCGGCGAGGCGTTTCAGTTCTTCCTTATCATTTCCAAAAAGCAGGAAGTCGTCACAATAGCGGATATAATCCCGGACGTGCAGCCGATGTTTCACGTACTGATCCAAATCATTAAGATACAGATTTCCGAACCATTGGCTGGTAAAATTCCCGATTGGGACGTTCCGGTCTCCTCCGACGCTGCTGATAATATCCTGGAACAGCGCAAGCACGCGCTCGTCTTTGATCTTTCGCTGGATGACTTCCATCAATCTGTTGTGTGGGATAGATGGGTAAAACTTGGAAAGATCGAACTGACACACCCAGGTATTTCGACGTGTGAACTGCATACACTTCTTGCTTCCGGCGTGTTGTCCTTTCTTCTTCCGGCACGCATACGAATCAAATATAAACATGGCGTCCCAAATGGGCGCGACGATATTCATGATCGCATGTTGAATGATTCTGTCCGGATAAAAAGGAAGGATGAAGATTTCTCTTTCTTTTGGCTCGTGAATAATTTTTACGGTGTACTTTGATGTCGTGAAGGTTCCATCTATGAGCAGCTGCCGGATGGCGTCGAGTTTTGCTTCCTTGTCTTGCTCCACTCTTTTGACGCTATCCTGCCAGGTTTTTCCTTTCCTGGCTTTCTTGTAGGCCAGCTCGATGTTCTCCGGTTCGACGATCTTCTCGAAAAGTCCGCCGTGTCTTTTCATAAAATACTCCCCCTAAGTTTCGGTCTCCCTACTATTTCAGAGAGCCACCCTTTTGCGTGTTTTCCCGAAGGACGGCTTGCAGGTTCAGCCGTTTGGGTTTCGACTTTGGACGTTTTTTCAGGTGGTACGTTCAATGATTCCCAACGTATCGGACGTGCCGCGGGCCCCATAATTCGCATTCAGATTCAGCGCACTGTTATTCCAATTCGACGCACGGGAACCGCATTTCGCCGCATTATTCCAATTACCGCCGAGGAGAGGACGACACGTAACCTGCAACCCGGAGAAACCGTTTTAGGACGGTTTTTCTTTTATCATAAAATCACCTCATAAAACGCGGCCGCTGGCGCGGCCGCGTCGTGCTTCGCGCCCGTATTCGACGCAGTGCTGCGTGCAGGAACCGGTTTTCGCGGCGTGTTAAATAGTCCTACGATACAACGGCTCGGACGCGCCGCGGGCCCCAGAAGCCGCATACAGAGCCAGCGCACTGCGATCCCAATACGACGCACGGGAACCGCAGACCGCCGCAGCATTCCAATAACCGCCGAGGAGAGGACGATAAACGGTACCATACACCTGCCCACCACAGTACTTGTCGTTTGAATCGAAAGCATCTGCATAGGTGCCGCCCGACGTTGTAGCAGCACCGACGTCAGCGCCCCAGATCCAATGATCACCACAGCAGTCCTCCAGGCCGATGTTGCTGATCATACGACGGTTTCCGGTGTCCTTATGGCCGCCCGTGGTAACCGGATCGGCGGAGCCGTAAATATTCGTACCCTGGTTGCTGCCGAGGGACGCCACAACAAACTCGCGCTGATACGGGAGCCGCTGCTTCTGCCTGGCGAGGATCTGTTCAAACTTCCAGCAGTGCCATTTTTCGGAGCTGGCACCGTCGGCCCATTCTGCTGCATACTTGCTTTCCAGTGTAAGCGTATCGTTCGAGGCGCGCCCCGCCATAGTAGCCGTCGCGCTGCCAAAGCTGCCGGACCACGAGAGGCCATAAATGGAATACCACATATCGGTCCCCTCATCGTAGGCGTAGCCTTCCGGTTCGCCGATGGGCCGATGCTTCAGATCCCAGACCGACGTCGGGAGAATATCGCCAGCCGCCCACCCGGAAAGCGGATGGTTCGTGATCGTGCCGACGGCAACACATTCGCCGTGGAAGCCGCCCAGCTTCCTCGATGTGTCTGCCGTGTATCCCGTCGGGACCGTGCTATTTGCGGAGAGGATGAAGTCCGGCGTCGTGCCGCTGTCCGGTACGCAGGCGTATACATAGAAGTCTTTGCCTGCCCGGTTCGCGGCTGTCGCATAAGACGAGCTGTCCCAGGAATCGCCATCGTCGGCGTCCACTTCAGCATCGTTTTCGAGGATGTACGCGGTCCCGTCGATGTTCACGGTCATGGCGGGCATGACGAGAATATTTCTTTCCGCTGCCGAGGATCCTTTTGCCGCGATCGGATACGAACGCTCATAGTCCGCCGTCGTGTTCACGAGGACGTTCACGACGCTGGCCAGCACCGCGATCTGCGAATTGTACGCGTACTTTTCCACCGTCCAGGTGACGCCATCGTCTGTAATAGTGTCTCCTTCTGTCGCGCTCGAAAAATCCGGGCACCCGGAATCCGACGTACCGGCGGACGTACAAACCAAGCGCAGATTTGCCGGGAGACTGTCTGCATATACTACGTCCCCTAATTCATAGGCCGTTTCATTCTGCCGGAGCTGTAAAGCGGCCACCACATTGACGCCGTTGATATTTACCGTTTTGACGTCGCCCCACCGCTTCGCTTCCGTACCTACACTGCCTTCCCCGTCAGCGCGCGGTACAATACTTCTCGTTGCCATTCTTAATCACTCTCGCTTTCTTTTGTTGTAATATTGTCATCGGCGTCCAGTTCGAGTAAGGTCGCCGCTTCGACAATCGGAACAATGTGATCTTCCGCATCTTTCGCGACGGCCTCGCTTGCTGCTGCCGCTTCTGCCGCTGCAACCGCTTCAAGCGCTGCCGCTTCTGCCCGGTTCGTGGCCGCGATCGTCATTTCCGTCTCCAATCCTCTCGGCTGGATATTATCGTCTTCGTCCAGTTCCCAGCTTGCGGAATAAGAAGGATCGACGCGGGGCTGAAGATTGCCGAACATATCAATCTCGAAATAATCATCTCCGTTTATGTTCGTAACCAGCACCCATTTCGGGCTTGTTGAAGGAATCGTTCCGGCTGGGACGTCCTGCCCGATGCAACGATAATTATGGCCATCAGTGTACGCAACCATAGTAGGGTAAGAATAAACGATTGAGGGATTCCAGGCGGGGATCGCAGATTCATGGATTCCTGCTGCGTCCTGCGCTGCCTGCCTGGCATATTCCGCCGTGCTGGCTAAAATCGTCTGACCTTCCTGGACCGTTGCCGCCGCGGCGTTCGCACTGGCCGATGCGCTGGATTCACTGACCGCTGCATTTGCCTCGCTTTCCGCTGCGTTCGCTTCGGAATTGGCCGCGTTCCTTTCGCTTCGGGCGGCGTTCGTCGCGCTGATTGCTGCCGCCTCCGCGCTGGCCGCTGCGTTCCGCGAACCTTCGATCAGGCGCGTTTTGAGCTGCTCCGGAGTTTCGACGTCGCCCTTCTCGACTGTGACGGCCCGGCTGACTTTTTCGTCCATCTCCTGCAATAGCATCGTGGCTTTATCGACCATAGCCTCGACGAGCGGAAGCGGATATTTGTCCCCGAGATCTTCCAGCTGATTCACTGGCGTCTGTCGATAGATTATGATCTTCTGCGTGTTCGGAAGAATGGGCGGCTGCTCACTCTCCGGCGGCTCCTCGCCCGGAGGGTATCCGGGATAGATAACTTTCGAGGCGTTCGCGTCCACGTAGTAATCGCGTTCGAGCTTTGTTTCCGTCTCTGTTTCTATGTCATAGATAGAGACTTTCACATGATCCACATCGGAGAACGGGAACCAGAACGGAAAATTTGTCGTCGTCCCGTCGCCGATGTAAATCTGCTTCACGACCGCGCTGTCAATCATATTGCATCACCCTTTCTTGAATATATCATTTTCGATCCTTCTTCGGCCTGCGTCGTAATACGTCGCCCCATTGGAGATCCATATCATTGACCGCAGCATCGAAGAGGTTCCAGAAAATGCGATTGAATTGTGCCGGTACGCCAATGAGGAGACCGGCTGCATCTGTGATGCCTTCCACTTTGTCCTGCGTTGTCGCTTTGTCGCTTCCGACTTTCGACGCCGCCCGCCCGATCTTTTCGAGCGTGGATTCCACCGCCGACATCCGGTAATCAAACTCGTGCATACCGAAAGCCTTGCCGATGACGTAGCTGCCAGCCTGGCCAACCGGGCCCATCATGGAGAAGGAATAGCTTTTCAGTTCTTTGATCAGCTCCGGCCATTCGTCTTTGTCATCCACGCCGAAAGGATTCTGCAAGGCCAGCGCCATCGCGAGCATCGTCTGGCCGAGCCATTTGCTGACGACATACGAGAACGCCGTGACGAAGGCTTTCTGCTTCTCCCCTTTCGTCCATTCCTTCGCGACGACGCGCTCCGTCCGCAGGAATTCATTCCAGCGGGCATTGAAGAAGGACTGGAACATGGTGATCAACTTCATCAACGGACCGCCCCGCTGCATGGACGCGACGTCCGTGATACGGGAAGAACCGAGCACGCGCCGGACGATTGCATCGGCGAAGTCTATCGCCTCTTGTTCCGTGGCGCCCTCGTTCAATTTCTTGTTGTACGCCTCCAGCCAGTTCGGCATGGCCGTCGCGTTGTCCGTAAAGGCCATAGCCTGGATGCCGATTTCACGGGAAACTTTTTCCCAGGCAAATTCCTTGTTCTCGCCGACAATATCGCGAACCGTAATATCTGGGAGTTCGCTGCGCTCGCGCATGAACGACGATTTCGATTTGACAAAATCGACCATTTCCTTGTGGCTGCCGGGCGTGTGATACTTCAGCATATACCGCCCCAGCGCCCGGATATTATCCGCCATCGTGTACCCGTCCACCGCGTTTCCGTACAGGAAGGCGTTCGCGTAGTTCTGCGCGACGACTTTCAGATTGCAGATAATGATCGCGTGCGAGGTCCGCTGCCGGAGCCAGGAAGCCGCTTCGCCCAGCGCCCTCTCTCCTTCGGAAAAAGATTTGCTGTTCTGCGGATCCGCGGAAACTTCCAGCAGCTCCTTGAAGTTATTCATACGGGCGACGCCCATTTTGCTTTTCAGCGTCGCGAAAAGTTCCTGATCGTTGATCACGCGCCGGAAGTCATTCATAACCTCGCGCCAGCATAGATCATGGATTGATTCATAGATCCACTGCGTTTCAGCTCCGGGGAAAAGATTGACCGGATACCGTGCCTTCGTTCGCGCTTTCGTCGCGCTGGTGTTGGTGTGGTACGTTCGGATGCGTTTCCCCTGCAAAGGATCGTCGTCTGCTACCTCGGCGGCTGCCGCATGGGAACCGGTCTCGCCGTTTCGCATCAACGGGAAATATCCGCCCTTCATGACGACCTGCTTCCCGCCGATTTCGAGCATGACCGGCGTCGCCTCGACCTTCTTCAGCCCGAAGCCCTTCACGCGTTTTTCCATTTCGTTCTTTTCGCCCCAGAACATTTCCGCGGCGTCGATTTTCCGCTGCGCATATTCGACGTCCGCCGGCGTCAGCACGCGGCTGAAAAAGTCCACCAAGTTTTTCCGCGTCATTTCCGCCGCTTCCTTGCGCTGCGCGTTCGCTTCCTTTCGGTTCAAGGCTTGCGATTCATCCGGAACGATCCACAATTTGCTCTTTTCAAAACCGACGGGCACCGTCTCGCATAGACGCTGTGCATTGTCGGCGTTGCCGAGGTTGATCAGCATCTTCACGAGGACGTGCTTCGTCACGGAAGCGCCGAGGTCTTCATAATAGATTTCCTCGTTCGCTGCCGCCTCGGCCGCTTTATCCGGCAGCCATTTCTTCAAGGCGTCCGCGTCCGCTTTGTTGTACTTCTCCAGGCAGTCAAATTCGCGGTCGCTGGCGTGCTTGATCGCGTTGCCCCAGGTCTTCGAGAAAAAGCCATAGGTCGAATCATCCAGCATCTCGAAAAGCGTGTCCGTGCTTTCCATCGCTGCTTGCCATCGTTCCATCGTATTCGCCCGCGTCGGTTTGTTCGGGTTAGGTGTGAACCGCGTCGGGAGTTCCGCCAAGAGGCCCAGCATCTTCGTTTTCAGATCCGCGAAGGATTCCTTCTGGCTAAACATATTGACGCCCTTCTGCGCCTTCACGATCGCTTTGATGTTCTTGACGGCATTAACCACATCCTCGTACTGTTCCAGCGTCAGCGCGTTCGTGTCGCTGATGTCGAAGTTCTCGTCGAAAAGCCATTCGGCAATATCAACACAATCGAATTGCTGCTCCATGAGTTCCGCATACGCGGCGAGGGACTGGATTTCCGAGTTCTGCGCCGCCTGCTGATGGATCTCCCGAGCGATTCCCATGCGCACGAATAGCCTGCTGACCGCCCCGAAGTGCAGGTCATTCAGCCACGCCTCCGGTTTTGCCTTCCGCTGCGCTTTCAGGAATTTGTCATACTGCGCCTTCCGCTTCTTGACCTTCATGCTTTCCGCTGCCATCGCGTGCCAGTATGCCTGCATATTCTTCTGCACGAGCGCCCCGTCAAAATCTTTCTTCGCGAGGAGCTGCGCAGATTTGACCGCGGCCTTCCGTTCTGCCGTGATAAACTTATTCGTTCTCGTGGCGTCCTTGACGTTCATCTGGGCGAGATCTGCCTTTGCCGCGTTCTTCGCCTGCTGCCGCCGGGCGGCTGCAATCTCCGCGGAGATCTTCGCCTGTTCCTGGCTGCCTTTCGCTTTCCTGGCGTAATCTTCAATGAGCTGCTGTTCGACGCCGATCAGCAGGGCTTGGTCCCCGTTGTAGATGGCCTCGCGAATAGCTTCTTCATGGCTGGCCCGGTCCTCGCCCTCCGTCAGATCATTGATCAGTTCGTCGAGGCGCTGCGTCACGGCCTGCCGTTTCGTCGGGGAGTTTTCCACGTCCTTCAGCATTTCGTCCGTGCTGGAATAGCCGTACTGCTCCGCCGTCAGATCGGTCTGTAAAACAAAAGCGGCCTCGTCCTCTTTCAACGGTGTGCCGCCTTGTGCCGCCCGCTCTTTATACTTTTTCTCGACCTCCGCGAGTTTTTCACGAATGGCGTCCGTCGCCTGAATCCGGCGCTCGAATTCTGCGAGCTGTTCGCCGCTCTTCTTCAAGGCTTCGGCCTCTTCCGCGCTCCGCGGCGTCCAGCCCTCCACCTGCGGGGCGTTCGCGTCGCCCGATACCATAAGGCGGGCCATTTCCCGAAGTTCCGATTTGTTCGGCTTGCGTTTATGCTCCGCGTAGAATTCCCGATACCAGGGCGCATTATTTGAAACGCGAGCGCCCCTGCCGCTGCCGTCCTCCAGCGGAACAATATCAACGCCCTGCCCCATTCCTTTCGCGAGCGTATCGAGGGCGGGCTGCAAGAGAGCGTCCACCTTCTGCTGATAATGGACTTTCACTTCGGACAGACCGGCGGTCCAATTATCCGGATTCACGAGGGCCGCGAGATTCGCGACGTCGTTTCGTGACGGGTTACGGAAAGCGCGGTTGATGAAGGACTCGGGCGTCGGGCGTCCGGTTTCCTTTTCTTTCAGCTTCCGGTAGTGTTTCACGTCGTTTTTATCGACGCCGCACTGATAGACGCGACGATTGCCGACCTCTTCCTCCACCTGCGGGAGGAGTTCCGCCCGGATCGTTTTTATATCCTCGCGGCGCTGTTTCGTATAATTCCGGAGCGCGTTCCGTGTCAGCAGATCGACGGCCTTGTCCCGGGCCTTTTCGATATAGTCCTCCACTCGCGCCCGTGTGGCGTCGCTCATGTTCTCCGTGATCACGTCGGGCAGTTTCTCGAAATATCCGTTGACGCGTTCCATGCGTGCAATATCATCTTCCGCTGCAAGCATCCGGTCGAAGACTTCCCGCACTTCATCCGTCAACGGGACCGCGTTCTCGTTCCGCTGGATCGTCCTATAAACATTCCGCAGCCAGCGGGAGAAATTCCGGAACACTCGACGCAGATCATACGAGGGAGATTTGCCTTCCATGATGTACGTCTCGCCAGCTTCGGCCAGCCGCTCATGTGCTGCGCGGCGTCCATCGACGTCAGCAGCCGCCCATTCTTCCCGCGTCATCCCCGCGTAATTTAGGAGCGCGTCGAAGTCTTTCACGGTCTGCTCCGATGCGGAGCCGTCCTGCACGCTGTTCCACATCTGCTCCACGAAGAAATGCCAGGTCTCATGAATCACCGTCGAGGCGTCCGCGCCCTGGAAAAGCGTGATAACATTTGTTTCCGGGTTATAGCCGCCTTTCTGGCCCTGCGCATAATCAGCGTTCGTTTCCAAAAGCCGCTCTCCGGTCTTGCCGAGTGGCCGCCCTAACCAGGTCTCCCGCGTGAGATCATGCTGCGCTGTGTCATCATCGAAGGCATGAACGACGGGCCGATTATCTTTCATATACACGGCGTCGAGGATACCTTCCTCCGGCGTGCCCTGGATGATGTCCCTGATCTTGTTGAACACATCATAATTGCTCGTGGCAATAGCGCACTTCGCGCCAGCCGTAGCGCGCGCGCAATACCGCAAATAGCGGAGCATGGCCGGAGCTGACAGATCGCCAAAGTTATCATGCAGCTTTTGAATTGCCCGGACCGTATGCTTCTGCGTGAGGAAAAACGCCGTTGTTTCCGCATCGCTGGCCGTCATATTGATTATGGCGTCCAGTGTATTCGGATGATTGATCTTCCGTTCCTGGTTCTCTTTGAGCCTTGCCTGGATCTCCTCGGCGCTCGCGCCCTTCAATCCTTCATCGCCCTTGTATAGCGCCTTATGCGGAATTTCCGCGACGTCATAACTCGGCACCTGGTCTTTCTCGATATGCTCGCCCCGGACTTTCCCATTACGATCAATCACGGAATAACGATTATGATCAATAATGATGTGCCCGGCAAAGCCCCGTTTATACATAGGTTTATAATCGCGGGCATAGCGCTTGTCCCCTTCGATAAAGTTCTTCGTTAGGGCCATATCAGCGGAAGAAGGTCTCGGATCTCCGGAAGGATGGTTATGGATGAAATAAAACTTCTCCGCGTGGTGGCGGTCCCGATCCTCGAAAATCCGCCGCCATGCTGCCGACCAATCCTCATTATTTGCGATGACAGAAGTCTGCCCCGGCAGCCGGGACGAAATCGTCGAATGGAATACAACTTCATTGTTCGCGTCCACATAGACGACGTGGAATTTCTCATAGCCAGGATGCCGGAGCACCTGGGCGATCTCCGCGAGGTCTCTCGTGCTGCGGACCTTTTTCCCGACCAGGGAAACGACGCCTTCATTGACGAGCTGGCGCGTGATGCCGAGGCCGAGGATTTTCCCGCGCTTCGCTTCCTTGTCGGTGCGTTTCTTTTTCGCTTTGCCTTCCTGCTCGATCGGTGTCCCGTCCTCGTCGAAGAGGGAAGTCTGTCCCTCGACGATGAGGTCCGTCTCCGGATCGGCGCCGAAGTCGAGCGTCATCTGGAAAGCCTCGTGCAAAAGGCCGCTGACCTTTTCGTCCTCGGCGACGTCCGGATGCTGCTCGATGTATCCTTCATAGAGTGAATCCGCTTCCTTGAAGATCTCGGAAGTGGTTTCGGACGTCTTTTCGGAGTACGGCATTTCCTTCCCGTCGAAGACGATGATCGCGTCCGATTTGTGCGGCTCCGGCATGGTGTCATAATTTTTGAGGTCTGCCCGGTCCGCGGTCTCCCGCGCTTCCTGTTCGCCGCCCAACCGTTCATATTCATCAAAGGACGCCGTGGTGTCCAGGTTCCCGCCGGAGGCAAAGCCTTCTTCGTCCTGGATCAGGTGCTGGATTTCATGGATCAGCGTGAACGGCATTTCATCGCCGCGCAGCTTCGCCCGGTTCAAAAGAATTTCCTGGGCGCCGGGGTTTACCTGGCCATCCGCGTCGTTCTGCAATTCGTCGGCCAGCTTGATGTTTACCCGCCGGAGGAAAGGATACGCGTCAAACAGCTTCTCGTTATAGTAAACGCGGACCAGCTGCATCTCGCCGTATTTTTCCAACGCGTCGAAGTCAACGTCTTCCACGTTGTCGGGGATCTCGAAACGCCATTTCCCGTCCTTGCCTTTGAGCCAGCCGGTTGTGTTGAAAATATCCTCCGCCGATGCCCCGCCGTCCTCCATGCGCTGCGCTTCGGCAAGTTTCACACGGTCCGCAGTGTTGGCGTTCTCTCCGGCAAATTGATGATAATTATTCTGTCCGGCTGCCGTGCCGGACTGGAATTTCAGCTTGCGCAAAAGCCCGACGGGATCGTCAGTATTCAGCGCCCGTGCAGTGGCCAACGCGAGAGCGTTCACGATGGTCTGGCTGTCCACACCCGCCGCTTTCATTTCTCCGGCGATGCGGTCTTTCTCGACGCGGATCGCGTCTTCCTGCTCCTGATACTTGCGCGCCATTTCCTGCTCGCGCTTGTCCTTGTTGATCGTATAGCCGCCGTCCTCGAACGCGGTATCGTCTTTCACCGCATCGAAGAAACCGTCGAAGGAGGCAGCCGTCGCCTCGAAGTTCCCGAGCTTCACGTCCACCGTATCGTTATTCGCGGCAGCCGTTTGAATATCTTCCACCGTGACGCCGAGAGCTTCGGCCACCTTTTCCGCGCCCTGTTCCTGCGCGTATCCTTGCAAAGCCTCGCCGTCCACATAGACGGTCGTGTCCTGGGTATTCCCGTTGATCACTGCGGCAGCATAGGGCGGATTGATTTTGCTTTCCTTGATCTGTTCGATCCGGTTCATTTCTTCGTCCATACGCATCGAATGGACTTCCCGCTCCATCGCCCGCGTGATGTTCTGGTCGAGCGCCATGTGCAGCGCGCCAGCGCCGCCGCCTAAAAAACCGCCGATAACGCCGCTATAAAGCGCGTCGGCGGTCATGTTTTCAAGATTGTCTTTGATGATCTGCCGGATCTCCTCCGGGGATTTGTCCGCGTTCAGCGCCCAGAGCTTGGACGCCTGTTCCGGATATTCCTGCAAGAATTCCGTAACGCCCTCGGTGAGGACGTTTTCCGCAGCCAGCCGGAGCCGCTGCCGGAACATAGAATTTGCCGGGAACGCTTTCGTGATCTTGCTGAACCCGATATATTCGAGCGGCGTCTGCACAGCCGCATTGATAGCGGCGGCCTTTCCTGCCGTCGATACATCGACGCCCTGGTCACGTAGTTCTTTGTATTCTTCGCCGCCGATCTGGAGCGCCATCGCCGGAAGCGTACCATAGCCGCCCGTGGCGACGCCGACGGCCACCTGCCCGGCGAGC